GGTCGCTGCGGCGACTATGCCGCCGCCAAGCCAGAGCGCCACCCGCAGACTGAACCGGCCGCGATCGGCAACCGTGACGAGATCTTCCACTTGATCCACAAGGCCCTTGCGGCCCTTGCCGTCGCCGTGAAGGGCGTGGTGGATTTCTTCGATATCGCGGCGGATCAGCGCTAGCTGGGTCTCGATAGGATACGACAGTTCCCGACTAGTTGCCGCCGTCATATTCCACCACAAATTGGCATCCGTTCCAACCAGCCAGCCCGCTGGAGAGGCTGATGATGCTCGACCCGGCAATCATCTCTTGCGCCCGACGATCCTGATCCCACGCGGCCCAAAGCTTAACGTTTTGGTTTCGCCACCAACCTGAATGCAGCACTCTCCGGTAGCCTCATCGGCAGTGATAATATCGCCCGGCACATCGGTGTAGTTATCAGTACGCACGATCTTCCAACGCCGTTTGTCTTCAATGCTGTGCCATGATTCCAGTTTCATTGTGCGATTCCCATTATAGTCCAAGCAATATCGGCGAGCGCGGAATCCGGAGTGGCGGGTGCGACTATCGTCAGCACGTCGCCAGGAACTAACACGACGGTCGAGGTCGCCGTAAAAGTAGCCGTCACCGCCGCCGGCGCGAAGCTCATCGTTCCAATAATCGTCCCGTCCTTCTGAATGCTGAAATCCGCCGCTCCCGCTGCTGCTGTGCCGGCGCTTGCGCGGCTGCCGAAGAATCCACTGGGAAGAGTAACTGGGCTGGCACAGACGAAGCTCTGCAGTATGAGATTAGATGCCGGCTTACCGCTGAACGAGCCGCTGAGAACAATCGAGGAGGCCCGCCCCAACCCCTTGATGACATAAGTGTAGGCGGGGACTGAGGCCAAGGTCTGCAGCCCGCCACCGACGATATTTGTCGACACGAACTTCAGATAAATCGTTTGGCCGATCAGGTTGCTTGGATAGGAGAAGCGGCCGACGGATCCGTCGAGCAACGCAAATTCGGTTCCGGCCGCATGATCGCTGATGGGGCTTCCGTAGGCGCCCCGGTAGAGAGTCGTCAGCGTATACTTCCCGGGTGCAGTGAGCATCGCACTCTGGTATGCCAGCAACTCACCGCCCAGATAGCAAAGCGTAGCGAGATTGGCTGCGTCGGCGGCGGAGACCGAGGTCAGTTCACCGCGGCTTTCGCTCAGATCCACTGCAAGAGCGTTGGTGAGGTCGGGGGACGCGTGCGCCGGTAGATCAGATGTCGATAGCCCCTGGGTCGCCGGCGAGCTCACCGTCCCGACTAAGGCATAGGAATTGCCGTCGCTCGATATCCAAACCTGCGCCCCGCCCCAATTGGCGCCCCCCGACAGTGCAACCCAGATTTCCAATCGGCCCGAAAGCAGCCCCGCCGGAGGCTCGAAAATGATCGGCGGATTGACGTCTCCCGGCGCCGAGTTCCAATTCGGGACATATCCGGCGCCCGGCTGCTTCGGGTACACAACCGCCGTAGAGTAGCCGCCAAAGAAGTCCTCCGCCGTAATCGAGAGGGTGCCCTCCTCGTCTTCTTCCACAGCCGTAATGCGCACCGTCAGCGCCGACGCCCCGAGCCGCGAATCGCTGATCTGAACAAGGTCCATCGGTTCGAGCAGGCAATACTTCCAGCCCAGTTTGAACTGGTAGGTGTTGCGGAACAGTAAGGCGCGCTGCAACAAGAGCTGCGCCACGATCGGGCCGACATTGACGGGATCGACGATTGCCCGCGCCTTCAATGAGGTATCGCGCCGTAGTCCATGCCGATCGACTTCCGCCTGATCGAAGGCCTCGACAATCGTCGTGTTGTAGCTGCTGCTGCGGTCCAAACATTCCAGCTGAACCGAGTTGTTTGCGTCGGCGGGTGTCGACCTCATTACCCTTACCGGATCGTCGCTGAAGCCGCCAGTCACCGCACCCGAACCCGCACGAAGAACGGGGCCACCCGGCGCCACTCCGGTGCCGCCGCCCGTAGCCGACGCCTGGATTATGAAATCATCGTCGCTGAGGCTGTAAATCGGGTCGATGTCGGGATTATAGGTCGCTCCGTTGCCGGTTATCGGCTGGTCGCCATACGGGACGATTTTCAACAATCCGCCAGACCAGACGATGGCACTGTTCGTCAGCTTGACAATGTCTGCGAGGTGTTGTTGCGCCTCCTGTTGCGCGTCGAGCATGGGCGACAGCATGATCCCGAGCGCCTGGCAGTACGCTGCGTAGAGGTTGAGATCCCCGAGATTGGCGGCCGGGAACCCGGCGCCGTAGCGAGGATTAGTCAGGAAATCCGAAATGATCGCGGCAGGATTGGCGTCCAACCCATTCGTGCCGCTCGCGGAGAACAACCCTTTCACCTCGAAGGAGAAGTTGGGCAGAGTGGCGGTGTCGCCCATGCCATAATTGTTGGCGACGACGATGGCAGTTCCGGAGTAGCTCAGCACCTTTCCGGCGTGCTGCGATTCCCAATATGGGTCTGGTGGCTGGCCATCGGCTCCAGGATAAAGCGCTGCCGGCAACGAGGACAGGGTCCCGATATTCTTGTCCCACCAGACGGTCCCAATGCCGGTGATCGGACCTTGGCACAGCCCCATGACGACCGAGGCACTGTATTTGTATTGCTGCCCGCCGCCCTTTCCGCCACCGCCGCCCTTTCCGCCGGTGCCTTGCCGCGACGGCGTGGCCTTGAAATCGTCGTAAGCAATCAAATTGGGCGATACCCGCGTCGTCCCGTATACGAGAGGAATGGCCCCGCCATGCTGCGAGGTTTGGAATTGCAACGCGCCAACCGCTCTGTGCTGCTTGGCGTTCGACGCGCCGCCCAGAATCCCGCCCATGGCGTATCAAGTCTCAGAAATTCGAAATGGGTCAAAAAACCGAACAGCCCGCCCAAGCAGCGGCGGCTGATCGGCGCCGCCAAAGACCACGCCGGCGTCATACCAGGCGTGTATCAATCTCGGCCAAGCCATGACGATCGCACCATGCGCAAAGCATCGCCCGAACTTGAACACCGCCACGGCGCCTCGCTCGGGGGGCCCGTTGATCTCTGGGGCATATCGCATCAGCCCTTCGAGATATCGTTCTGCTTCGCGATGCAGGTTCCAATCCGGAGGATAGAACGGCACCTCGACGAACGGGATTACGCCCACGGCGTGATAAACCTCGGCGAGGAGCATCAGGCAATCCGTGCCACCCCCTTCACACGACCCATATGGTGGTACGGCGTGCGCAGCCAGGTTTCGGCCTCGGCCACCACCTCGTCTCGCTGGCTCATACAGCGGTCTCGGGCGTCGGGATGTATGGAAAACCGCCGAAGTGAATGGCGTTGTTGAAGAGATTAGCGCAGGTCGCGAGGGTGCGGTCGCATCCCGGAAGCAGCCGGAAGCCATCCCCCGGCAAAACGGGCGAAAGGAATGCCAGTTTCACGTAAATCCAACCGCCGCTCATATTGGTCACCGTGCGGCTGGATCCGGTGTTTGCGCCCGTAACGCCCAGGACTGTCCCCTGGACATAGAGGTTGGGAGGGGTTGGACTCAGGGCAGTGGCGATTTGTACCTGGCTAGAGCCCGAGCCGGCCGTAAATGCCGCCTGCATGCTCGACCTGTCAAATTGACACATTGCGTCGCCGAACACATGGGTGCAGGAGCTCTGCCACAGCCGCCGAGGCATCTGAATGCTCAGCAGTTCGAGATGCGAGCGGCATTTGATATCGACGCCAGTGCGGGTACATTCGATATCGGAAATCCGCCCAGCGAACAGTATTATGGTTCCCGGGCTGGTGTCGCCATAGCTCGGCATGAATGCTCGCTCCAACTGTAGGAGCGCGCCGTCAAGCTGTCCTTGCCATGCCGCCTGCAGAAAGGACGTTCCGCCGATCAGATCGCTTGGTTCGGGATAAATTTTGACTTCGAGTTCGTCCACCTGGGTACCGATAACGACTTTGGTCTTCGAACGCTCGAATTTAGGTCCGACCACGAACGTGTAGCCGTTGGCGTTGAGCACGGTCGGGGCCGCCGAATAGCGCAGAACCGACCCGCCGACTAATGTGATCGTATAGAGGTCGGCCATCACGAAATTATCGCTGCTCGCGAGCAGTGCAGTCAGGGCGGGGCTTGCCGGCTTCATGGCCTCACCGATATAAAGGCCAGTTTTTTTACTTGCCATAATTGGTACATAAAGTTCTCAAAATCGTATTTGTCGTCAACAAACCGACAGCGGAAATAATAAGTGAAATCGACGGTGATGATGAGCCCGCTACTGGGAGGGCTGCCGAACGTCACCAGCCCGGTCGCTGCATCGATGCTGTAGGTCGACGGGTCTTGCACAATTCCGTTTAGATATATTGCGCGTACGACATTAGGAGCGACGACCGGCTCGATGAACCCGCCGCCGGTCAGCGCCACGCCCATCGAGCGTTGAAGCTGGAAGCCTGTCCTGCTCGCATCGCCGATGCCGATCTGTTGCCCGGTTACCTGCCAATCGCTCGGGTCCCGAAACAGAAATGTCCCGAACGCTCCCTGGCAAAGCATGAAAAACCGAGGAGGGTCCTGAGTTCATCGTAACCCGCTGCCTGATCGTCACGCAGGAAATCGTACACCAACGCGAACTGCCACAGCGGGTAGGGATAATCGAGCGCCCGCAATTCGCGACCGGATACAGCCCGCTGAATGCGTGTTTGAAAGATCGGAGTTTTGGTCACGCTCCACGTGAGACCGGGTAGCGCAGGAAAAGTCAGTGCCATTACGCAATCCGCAGCGCCGAACCATTGCGCATGGCCTTGTTGAGTGCATTGACGAGAAGACTGCCATTGTTCTGGAAGAAACGTCTCACGTCGTGACTGTCAATTGCAGAAACGTTGATCACCAACGGGGCGGCGCCGGCGACGCCCCCGCCATTGGCGGAAATCATATTTTGTAGCCCGCGGCTGATGTTAGCCGGCAGGATCATTTCGTTTTGGTGGA